TAAATGTTATAATTGGACACTATAAATCTACTATTTTTTATCACTATTCACCAATATATCAACCATATAAATACTAATTTATTCTCCATACTCAATTAGTATATTACTTAATAATCAGCATTCCCGAAGGTTTAAATTTAACTTTCTTCCTTGCCTTGACAACATATGTTTCTCCATTTAACGGGAAGTTGACAGTATGTTCTTTGGTTTCTTTTATAAGAAAAGAGCCCAATCCCTGAATAGTAATATATTCCCCACTCCGTACGGCCTCGATAAAGCATTCTAAAAAAGGGGTAATACACCTTTTCATCTCCTTTTGAGATATTTCGCTTCTCTTTGAAGCCTTTACTATTAAATCATTCTTATTCACAATGTTAGAATTTCAATACGATTAATACTAATTGTTGCATATCGATGCATAAAACTTCGGATACAAAATTAATCACAAGAAAAGGGATATAAAGATAATTTCTGATATTACAGGTACTCATACAAAGGCTATTTTTCAACAACTTACACCACATTTAGTAGACACAGCATATATTATGCAAAAGACATTAAACAATTTCAAGCGTTAAAATGCAACATCAGGGTATATTATCAATAAGAGTGATATCTAATAGAATCCATCGGTATTCATTTTCTTAATTAGTAAATTAGCCTTTTTCTCAAAATCTTTGACAACAGAATCCAAGTCTTCAACATCTTTACGACCATTGAGAACTTTTAGTACCCCTTCTATTGTTTTGCTAGATTGAGTTCTTCCGAATAGTGGATCAAAATAAACAGTTTTGTTTCCAAATTTAATCTGAACCTGGTATGTTATATTGGGGATAACAACCATTTCAACCAAAGCTTTAAATAATACAGGTTCGGCAGAAACGACTACATAACCATTTCTGTTATGCATAGTCTTCAATTCCACATTATACAATAAATTGGGGATTATCTTACCTTTGAGTTCCAAAGATAGTACACAAACCTGTTTCCCATAACCTGAGTCCTCGCGAACCCCTTTTAATTTTTTTGTCTTAGAGTGGCGAGAGACAAACCCTATAATTTCTCCTGTCTCTTCGCTCTTTGTGAACTTTATTTGCGTTTTTTCTAACGTCAATGCCATTTCCTATCATATCAATAGTACAATCTATTACTCTCAATTTATAAAATGTTGCGATCAATTTACAGATGTTGCCGCAAAATTAAGGCATTACAACATACAAAACAATTAATAATATAATTAAATCATTGACTTTCTTTGCATTATATATAGTAAAAATAGATTGTTCAACGTATCCTTTCATTCTCTGTAAAATGACTAAAACGTTCATCTATTGAGGAAGTTGCATAAAGCGAATAGCATTTCCAATACCGGTAAGTTCGATGTTCCTTTCCTATATAGTAATAAATATCACTTCCTTTGATCCACTGGACTCCCTGCTCTACATTTGGATTAATCCAGTCAGCACTATTCTTAAGATTAGGATTACGTTGAGCATATAAAGCAACCTTTTCCTTACCGGTTATAAAAATACAATGGATCGCAATATCTTTACAAAGATCATAATTCTTGGCAAACAGTCCAAAATCATAGATATCAGTATGTAGTAAGCTCCCAAAATAAAGAGGAGCCTCTTTTTGAAGACGACAGAAAGCATCCTTTATAGAATCCCTAGACCTAATTTCAGCCAGTCGCTCCTTTGTTACATTATTTACTGTAGCATATGCTACTCTAAATCCATTATAAGTACTATCAACAACATTTATTTGTGCAACTATTTCACGAGATACATTTATGCTATAATCCATTGGGTCTTCTTTTTTATTGACACAACTTCTCGAAAAGCCAATAACAACTATAAGTACTATAAATAAAATAGGCAATATTTTAAAAAAAACTAATATCCTAACTTCAACTTCATTATTATTCATATCATATTGTAGGTTTTTGTTGAACGAAATTAGTCGAGAATTTTGGGACATTTCATATATATAGATTCGTCTGAAACAGAGTCCATAGCAAATTAATAATTGTATACAAAAGCAATTATTTGGAAACATCATGAACAACAAACATTTGATTATGTTTTGTAAATCCATACATGTCACTTATCTTTGCTGACAGAAATCAATCCCAATATATATGGGAACAGATATGCGTTAAAAATATTGTCCTTGCACAGGAAAAGGTGGAACTTTTATTCAGCATGACGGGACAGTAGCAAGAACGCCTGTATCAGTAAAAGGTACGGGCGGCTTGTCTTGTCATGCTCGGTTAGTTCCACCTTTCCGCTGTGAAAGACTGAGTCGTCCCGTACTCTTTTTTATTTATGGGTATGGTTAACCTGTAATTTTTAAATCATGATTCCTTTACAACAAGCTGCTATTTTATATTGTACCAGTGAGCGTAACATAAAAAACTGGATCAAAAACTATCAAATATCCTTTTCGAAAATTGGAGGGACCTTAATGGTCGATGAAAATGGTCTGGATAAAATCATAAAACTAAATACACAGCTTAGCAATTATGATGATTACTTAGAAAAAGAAGTGCGGCTTAGAGAAATAGAGATCAGTAACATCATATCTAAATTAGATGATTTCATATTCACAACAAAATCTAGCAATAAGCTCTCTCCCGTGTTCATCTCTATAGTACATGAAATGGCTTTATTGATAAAAAATCCTTTCAAAAGAGATATTTTTATTGATATTACATTAAGAAAGAGCCCTCTTGATGTCGCAAACAAAAATGATATATCAGTTGACAAAGTTTGCTCGCTATACGAAGCTACCCTAAAAACAGTAAACCAAAAAGTAGGCTTTCTCTCTAATCTGCGTACTGTTCTTGCAGAGAAAGACCTGTACATTAGAAAACTACAATCCGAAGTCAAAAGACTCAATAGACTGATAGAAAATTCTCAGGTACAACTAAAAGAGAAGAAAAAGGAAAAGAAAAGCTATGAAGAAAAGAACCGTGAATATATTCCTGAAGAAGATTTACTCTTATTAACTCAGAAAATTGAAACTGACCTTGGTTTTGATACAAGGGTAATAAATTGCCTAAAAACAGCAAACATAGAGACTTTAGAAGATTTACTCCAATTCGGCAAAAACGCTAATTTTAAAAGGCTTTTATGCATAAAAAACTTTGGAAGCACATCATTACATCTAATGAAGTCAAGACTAAAGGAGATAGGGGTCATTGATGAAAAGGAATACAGTTACCTCTACAAGTATTTGTAACTAATGCCATTGACCAATTCTCTTAAAATTGAATAGAATCATAAAGTTCATCAATTTCATCCTGACTTATTCCCAAATATATCATAGTAGTCTTGGGATTATCATGATTCAGTGCTTGACTAAGTTTGAACAGGGACTCCATATTTTTCCCGTTCTTTTCCCAAATATATCTTCCGAAAGTTTTTCTAAATGAGTGCGTAGAAAAAGACTGTATCGGAAGATTATAACGCTTCTTTAATATCTTCAATGTCATATTAACACTCTCTAAAGTGTATGGCTTTCCGGTCTTTACGTTTCGAAATATAGGATAATACATATTGGGGCTCCCTAGAAGGATGTATAATTCCGCTATTTTATCTACTACACTATCATTAAAACGAATACGTCGCCTTTTCCCTGTTTTTTTCTCTATAATGATGAGTATGTGCTTATTTAACACATCAGTCCAACGCAGTGGCAAAATATCAGAAGCCCTGAGTGCTGTACAAAACGATAATCTGCAATATAGCTCATAAAAATACTGGCCATCATTATGTAGGCTATCTACTAACCGATAAAACTCATCAATTGGGAGATATTCAGATTTTGTTAATTGTCCTTTGATTCGTGTCATATAGTTCAGCTAAATTCTATTATTTATCAATCATATTAGGAAGAATGCCGTCTCAAAATCATTTTTGTAAAATTACGAGAATGCTGCCAACGTTTTTTCAGCGAGAATAGCTTTGCCTCCAGTATTGGAGATGCGTCATCTTTAAAATATGAGGATTCTGAAAGAATTCTAAGGTGATCCGAAGAAGATGATTTAATATATATCAGAAGGCTTGCCATATTTGCATGACCAGAAAACTTCATTAAGGTAAACATATCGACTACTTTCTCTAAAAACAAATTAGTAATAGCAGTCCGTCTTCCTGTATGACTACTGACTAGTTTATACTTCTCTATTGTTTCTTGTACAATTTTCCCACCTTGACAAAATTCACGTGTAACCAATTGATCGATGCCAGCAGCTTTACAGATTTTTTTTATGTGGCTATTATAATTCTGGAGAGTTTTCAATTTGGGTATTTCATTCTTATACTTTGCCAAAATCTCTTGAACTGTTGGATGCAAAGGTATTGAAATTGGTTGCTTGGTCTTTCTTACGATCTTCAAAATTCGATTATCTATGATATGGCAACAATTCAAAGTTACTAAATCAGATAAGCGAAGCCCGGTATAGCAGCCTACCAAAAATGTGTCCCTAACAATTTCCTGTTGAGTTGTTAATCCCTCCAAAGCATATAGAGATTTTAATTCTCCACGTGTCAGGAAAACCTGCTGAGTTACAGCGTATCGCGGCATAACTCCTCTTAAGTTATTCTTTACTGTGTAACCCTCACTCTGAGCTCTATTCAGCATTGCTTGGAGTTTCAACATAAAATCACGTATTGAATTATCCTTCAAATTCCTTCGATGAAGAAAAACAAGCAGTTGCTCACAAACAGTCACTGAAAAACTATCCGTAAATAGACGATAACCTAGATGTTGCTCAAATTCCTTGAGAATATTACCGATAGAAGTTATTTTCCAAGTATAAGCTCTGGCACAGCAATGAAGGTTCAAATACTTTTCGAAATACTTTAATAGTTCGATATTCCTTTTCCAGAAAAATTTCCATTTAAAACTAAACATAACAAATTCTTTTAATTCAGTTTACACTTTCTTTATAACTAATAAGGAGCTGCCCCGTGAGTTGACAGCTCCATAACATCCACTATATCTCATTGATCGGATTATCAATCAAAAGAAGTTTGGCCATTGCGCTATTCTGTGGGATCATCGCAGGGATTACTGTTTTTTCAGGTTTATATATCTCTGTTGCCACATTATACACATCCCAAGCAGTAATCTGTTTCTTTCTTTCGTTTAAGAGTAAGAGATTTTCCGTAAAATCAGATATCTGACTCTGATTTAAAGGATAAGTATCCACTTTATTGTTTAAACGTTCTTCTTTACTGTCATGGGAAACACGTAATGCAGTCAGTAAGCCGATATAAGCATAGAGTTCAACCGGAGAGATAACCTTTTCTTTCATTCGGCGAATTCGTTCCCGATCTTCCGTCATTTCCTGCTCAAAATCACGCAACCAACCATCAACACGATCAAACAACTCCTCAGTAATGACTCCATTTTTGCCATAATTAGCAACGCTACGCTCAGGTCCTAAGATACATTGATTGTGACAAATTTTCACGCAAGGCCCAATAGCTGCTTGTATACCATTTTGATGGTAAGCAATACAAAGAGTAGTTGTTAGTTCTTCGGTTTCCCAGTTTTTAATCTGGACCGTTGTATAAATACGTCGCAGAATATGAGCCTCTACAGCTCGCTCCCCCAGTTTTTCCTCTACAAATGGTAAAATAGCGACACCAGGCTGATCTTTGTTCTTATTTTGAGCAGCAAATATCTCTTCTACCTCATAGTTGAGATTGTATTTCTCGCACATCTCAACAATACGTCGAATTACTTGAAAATGATAAATACCTTTAATAGGTTTACCATAAACATCGTTTTCACGATGAGTACGCTCTAATGTCTCAAGAGTCATTACTTCAACTCCATTTGTACTAAAATCAAAAGCCACATTGTTGTTTAATGCTAAATCTGTCATGATACTTATTTTTAATTGATTAATAATTTACAAAAAAAACGTTAGACAAAATTGTCTAACGTATCACTAACCGACTGATATTCAATCAAGAAATATCAACAAGTTTACTCTCATCATATTCATCATACACTTCTTGCAAAGGAGCATACTGAACTTTACCATTTTTGTAATAGCAATAGTCCTTAGCCGAATTACCAGAACCTTCTCTAAAAACGGTAATAACTACTTCTGGGAAATTCAAAGACAGTTTTTTTAAATCTGTTTCTTCACAATTCCAGGAATTATCATTTAATATGATTTCGGAACCATCAAACTCAAATTCTCCACTTTCAGTAGATTCTGTATTTAAGAAATCGAATACATCATCTAATTTTTCTTCATGATCTACTGAAATTACATAATCCATTCTATACGACATATCAATTGATTTTATTATCTTTATGGAACATTTTGTTGCTACACGAGTTTGGGAATCTCGGGCCGGCAAGTTTTGTACTGCCGGCTTTTTTCGTAATCAGACATTGAAACATGTCAATACACACAAAACCTGTAACATCAACATCCCCAGTTATCACTCTTATCATTTTATACTCCAATATCAGATTTATACTATATATTCGAGTTAATCATATCATTTATCTCTTTGAATTAAAATGCTATATAGGTCATTAACTTCTCTATCTGTGAGAAATTGAGACAAACGAGTACTTAAAATCAATCTCCGCTTTTGCGTTTCAAGAATATAATCAGACGTTTCTTTAGAGATGAATAGCCGATAACGGGATGAGTGTTTGCCATTTTCATGTCGAAGTGTATCTACATTAAACCGAATTTCTTCCCCATAACCAATATTCGCATACAAATACTTTTTCCCTATTTTAACTACTTTGACATATCTGTCACGATCTTTATCTCTACGATCAATATGTGCCAACCATATTTTATCACCGACCTTTGGTCTATAATTTTCAACAACATCTTCCACCGTTTCTGGAGCAAGAAGTAATGTCGCACTCCAACCATCGGCATCCGCTAGGCCAAGTGAATATGCTTCATATTCTTTTTTAGTATCAAACTCTTTCACTTTTACGACACCACCATGCACTTCGAGCCATTTACCAGAAGGAATTTTTTTATATTCTTCATACTCTCTGACAGCTTCTTCTCCTAAAATAACAGTTGCTTTTATCATATTATTAATTTATTGTTAATAAGCCATTTAAATTATCCGATATATAACTGGTAATAAATATCCATACTCTTTCTAGTAGCTATACAAATCATTGTAACTTAAGTTAAATTGGACTTTACGTTAGACAATAAAAATTAAGGTACCCATTATATATTAATAGGCACAAAAAAGGCGGTCTAGTGATTTACCAGCCGCCTAAATATATCAAGTGGGCTATATAATCTGTGGATATGATATACTTAATCTCCTTCAGTAACCTCCACGGAAAATCTATTTTTTATATCAGAATTAAATTTGTTAATTTAATTGATTCTATAGAATAAATAATAGTTTTCGGTTCCTGCACCTCTTTACCAAAGAAAAACTGGCTATTAACAGTTGGTGTATAAATTCGTTTGATAAATATATGTTCCTCTTCAAATAACCCTTCGGCAAGAGTCTCGTCACAATCCAATCCTCCAGCATAACATCTTGTCATATTATTATTTAAGGCAAAGTTCATAATGCTCATAGGATCATTTGTGTAACACTCAGATTGATTATCTAAGTTTGTAATTTTATACAGTTTTCTTACCATTTCAAACTGTACCTCAAAATATAGAATAGGAGATTCTGAATCAGGATTACTCATTCTAAGGCTATAATCTTTTTCCACATAGATCAACTCCTTTTCAAAAGTATCTCCTGAGACTGGAATACAATCAATAATTTTATTAGGGGTTAAGCTTACATGTGTAAGTATAAACACTCCACGAAGCTGCTTTCGACCTGCATCAATCCTCCAAGAGACTAATTGACCTATATAACTGGATAGTTCTGATAATTTTTTATTTTCCATGTTCTTCGATTTTTTACAGAAGTGACATTATTGTATTAATAGGGATTACATTTCTTATGTTGCAAATAAGAAATATACTGTTTTGCTATATATCTCTCTAACTCATTTGCTTCTTCATCGGCTTTAGGAGAGAGCTTCCTTATCTCTGGAATATTATACGTTTTGCCATTTATGATATACTCAACCCCGTTAAGTATAGATGTCCAACCATTTATAGTAAACTTAAAATTTTCAATCTCTCCATTATGAATAAGCTCAATTGCTTTATCTAAAGTGGGCACCTTAATTTGGGGAGGTATTTTACTTAAGATTTTAACATATTCTTCATCATTGTAAGCAAACTCAAATATAACTTCCCGATTAAATCTAGCTCCTTTTCTTCCGGCCCAAGTTTCATGTGTAAACTTTTCTACATACCAAGTATCAAACTCTTCTTTAGATGCAAAGTCTCTCATCCAAGTTCGAGTTTCAGGTTCAAACGAAAAATCTGAATTCTTCAGACTTTCTTTAGAGCCGAATGACCTCTTTACCGCAATTGCTTTCATATTCGTTCTATAGCTTTATAGAGTCTAATTAATCTATCAAGCAAGCACTTATGACTAAAAAAGCAAAAGGCAACTCTAATGATGCATCGTCTATTTGATACGAGGGACATAAAAGAATGGGATATTCGTTGTAGTTTATTTTCATGATTAAATTTGTTTGCATCTACTAATACGCAAATATACATTTTTAATTTAACGAATGCAGTCTAAACAAATGTTTTTCATTCGAGTTTTAATAATATCCAAATTATCAAGGCTAAAAACTTCAATCCATCACCGTAATATATGATTATAGGACAAATAATGTAAAAAACGAACTAAAATTCTCATCTCTATTACAGTAATGAAGTATTTTTGCATCCGATTTCTCAATAGCTTTGAGAGATTTTTACATCCAAAAGGCCTGGGCCGCGAGGTTCGGGTCTTTTATTTTAGACCACAAAGTACTATCCAGGTACAATTTATCAACACAAATCTCCTCTATCCCAAAAGCTCAATATGACCTCCGGGCATTGATAGCCAAGATCAGTCCATATATCCAAGAACACATTGTCAAATCCGAAGTCATCAACAAAATCACAATATGATTTAACAGCTTCATCAAATGTATCACCGGTATCAACGGTATGTGTTCCATCGTCACCATTATCAACGAATAACTCAAACCATTTATGTTCATTTTGGTCTGCTTCCTTTATTACATCTGAGAACTTGTTCTTTATAGACTCAAGAAAGCTATGATTATCCATTGGCATGAATATGATTATCGTTAATTAGCCATTCTATACAATCAATGATATTCTCAAATAAATCATCTGTCCTTCCAAAAGACAAATATTCACTCCTATCATCAAGCCATAGATACCGGATTGATCTCATATGTAGATCAATGGCTGGATATACAGCTAGTTGTTTACTATGTATTATAGGAAGGATTCCTACAAGTGAATGAAAATCCCAACAAGGGACCGTAATACGAACAGGGCGCATTGATTTTCGAGAATCAGGACCAAACTCCAAAACTTTAAATTTTAATGGCTTACCTAATTTTCCAGGATATTCGCCTAATTCATAATGCATAGTCGCCGTTTTAGGATCTAGCCCTATTTTTAAAAGTCGATTAGACTGTTTTTCATTTGTACATATCTGCGTAAGCATATTTTTAGAATTTGATAATTATTAGTCTTTTAAGAAACAACATATTTTTTTCTACTTCATGGGGACAATCAATATAATCGTTACAAAATAAATTGACCGACAATCCTAGCTTATTCACTTATTTCTTTTAGCCATGCTATTGGTAGCATAGGTACTAGTTCAATAAGGCGTTCTATCGTATAGCTGTTATCCAATATATGATAGGTGACGAAACCTTTGTATGAATGTGCTTCATGAAAACCTGGCGGCAAGACCTTCTTATCCTTAAACAATATTCGGCACGCTTCTTGGATATCATAATTGTGCTCTCTCATCAGATAATTAATGTCGCATAAAGTTTGTATAACATCTTTGTTCCTTTCCAGAAAAAGAAGTCCTTTCTGTATGTATTCACCATTTCTATTTTTAGGTAATGCTTTTTTTAGAGGTTGACCGGCACGCCTTAATAATTCGTCTCTCGATTCTTCTCTAAACTGGTAAGTACATTTAAACCCATATTCATTAATCCTTTCTGCAACATATATTTCCCCATCCAATCGGTTTACTCTTTTAAGAGGTTGGGCACTGTCCAGTATAGTTGCAACCTCCTTTTTTAAGGAAGTTTTTCTTGTTGCTACTTTTCCATTCATTTGTTTCCATTCATTTTGTTTTACACTAGTTCAACATCACCATTCAACCAACTTAGAGCCTGATTTTCATCTTGAAAATCTTCTACAAAACATTCGTTAGACGAATCGTCAAATGCGACCCACATACCAGATTTGTTATCAAAGTAATAGCCTTTTGAACCGGCGTATTCGTTAATAGCATAATCTCCATCTACTAGTTGATAACGCGCCTTCCTGGGTAACCCAAATTCCACCGCCTCGACCATTGAATAATAAGGATCGTCTGACTTATATCTTACACTTTTGAGTAGATATGATAAGACACCTTTTGCATCCTTATCTCTAAATATTTTGTCTTCTCCAGAAGAATAAAAAAGAAGACCATCTTCATCTTGAGATCGTTTCATTTTTTACTATTTTGATAAGCAACAGATTGAGCCAAACGTTTATTTGTTCGTTCGTAAATTGGGCAATCCTGCATATAGTAGCATTTCCCTGCTTTTGCCATACCGAACCGCTCCCGCCATAGATTTCCATATTCTTGACTACCTAATTCAGCTTCTTTGTTCAGAAACTCTACTAGTTTTATACAAAAGAAGCCTTGCTCTTTCTTGTTATTTAGATCATGAAACTCTGTCAATCCATTGTTTTGATATTTCATATTTTATTTATGCGGTCTTTTTGTTACAAAAAATACTTTCGCATTACCATTTTCACGGAAAGCACTCCAATGGAAAGCACTTCGTGTAATTCCACTCAGGAACTTTTCCCTTCCCAACAACTTAAGGACTTTCGCCCTCGATATGAAAGTTGCCTCTTCCTGCTCGTTATACAATTGATATTTACTGACTCTAATAGCATCTTCTATTTGGGGAAAATCTATTTCCAAATACCCCCACTTTTTCAGTAAAATTTTATCTGCTTCAGTAAGTTTCATGACATATCTCCTTTGTTTATAATTCATTTTTTATACACGCATTTCCATCAAAACTCAGTCACCAGACATGAGATGATTATTCCTTATGCAGCGATAAGATTGTCAATCGTCCTCTGGCACTCTTCTTTCATTCCTTTCAAGCTATCATCACCATAATATCCCCAGCATGAATCGACCTCCTCTATCCCGTCCTCTATAGCCGTGATAGTAAAGCCATAGACCTCATTTCTTAAAAAATGGTCGTATTCTTCTATCTCACATTGGAGGTAGCTCTCGATCTGAGAGCGACGACGTGAGGTTATATTTTTCCAGCCGTATTCTTTACGAACCTTTTCCAGCGAAACGGCGATGATACCAAAGAAGCCGGAATCCCAAGGACAACTGAAGGGTGTGGTTGCGACCGTCTGCCCGCTATGGTCGTAAAGGTAGACCGGAAGGGCGATGTATCGCTTCAAGAACGATTCCCGAAAATTTCCAATACATCCCTCGAACACCTTATTGATATCGAAATGGCTGTCAAAATCCTTTTCGGGCCGATAGCGCCGATGGGCGGTGTAGAGCGTACCCAGGTTCTCGAATGCCGTACGAGGACTCTCGGCATACTCGTCATAGTAAATGTTGATGTTATACCCTTTGTAGGTAGTTTGCTCGTATATGTTCATGGTGGTAGTTGTTTAAAGGATTTATGGATATTTGAGTTCATTATGCATCTGGGGAACAATAAACCTAAGAATAATGTCAATAAACTCGTCACTCTTAAAGATGTACCGATTTAATTTGTCACGTTTTACCTTGCCATCACTGTCATGGGAGATGGAGAGCAGATCCTCGTATTTGCATTTTTCGAAGCCGGGGAGCCTGGGCAGCATGTATTCCCCCAGTGCCCGCTTGGCTACTTTTTCCGCTGTCTCGGCCTCAAGCAACGGACAGCATCCCAGTTTATGGACAAGGTTGTTTCGTTCGGCCTCCTCTTCGCAGCGGGAAAAATAAACTTTAGCTAATTCCTCGCTTAACCGGAAGCTATACTTCGGCTCGGTGATAAGATTGTTTTCATCATCCATGGCGTTTAGCTCTTTCAATATCGTTTTCTGATAGCCAGTTACAATAGGATACACGGTCTCGACCCATGCCATGGTATGTACAGTAGCCTTCACGAGGCTTTTCAATTCCGGGGTTAATTCTATCGGATTCATTTGCATGATTAATATGAATATTAGTTATTTCTTTTATTTTATTTGGTTTTCCAATCCATTAAGTTCTTATTATCATCGCTTCTTTATTTTACTGTTTTAACCCTCTCTCCGATCATGAACAGGAATGGGATAACGTATTCCAGTCAACCTCTCAAAACGTGAGTCCGAGGTATAGATGTAGTTGCCACCCGCCATATAATGCTTACTACGCGCAATAACCGGCTCTGCATGAATATAATCCTGGTTCTTCTGATAGACCAGCTTCAATGATTGGCATAAATCTATATGATTTTTAATGCAATGATTTACCACTTGGGAGAAGCTAAGGTACGAGGCAAAAACATAAAAATCATTTCCACCAGAACTGCCACCTCCAGCAGTACAATCCCCCAAAGTATTGCGCAGAACGAACATCGAAAGGTAATCTCTATATTGTGCAATCTCACATGCTTCAGGAAATTCTCCGGTATGGTAGAATACAACACCCAGGTGGTTAGCTTCTTCCGCTAATCCTTTTTCCTTTATGCTTTCTATAGCAGCAAAAGCCGCTTTCTGATAGTATCCCAGCATAGAAGCATCGGGCATTCGTTTTGTATTCCAGACCTCTTTTGCTGTTTCTAACATTTCAACTTCACAACCTAAATAATGTGCTGTAATGATAACAACAGCATAACCGATAAAATTCGGAATGTTTTCTTCTCTTTCCATTAAAATCAATAATTAATCCAATTCAAACTCGTCTTCATAAACTTCAATTTCTTTTCCGCTCTCCGTGATACGCACTAGCCATTTGTACTGATATTTTTCTAACAGTTCAATCCGGCGGTAACCTTTGTATGGTTCATTCAAAGTTGCGATATCACCGTTTTGGGGGTATCTATTCATATTGCATCATATTTATATTTCAAATTGCACTGTAAAATTGAACTCTCCTCTGAGATTGCGTATCTCTGAGATTGCATTAGGATCTTCCCCATATGGGAAAAAGATTGTGTACTCTTTAGTGAGGCATCGGATGCCTTGTTTGCGTAATCTGTGCAGTAAGTAAGCCCTACGGCATAGTTGTTTATTACTCATTGTCTTATATTACTAGTTTACTAATTCGTATAATGGAAAATATTAATGATTTCCAATGGGGACATGTCTTTATCAGGAAGATGTAATGCCGCCTACCGAGATGAGGCGCCCATGCATTTGCAAAGGGCTCCTCATCTATGGAGAGGCAGCAACTAAATATATTGGTCCATCGCACCATGCCTACCAAGCATAAGAAAGGATGTGACTGACAATAGGGGCATAGCTTTATGAATTTGATACATGGTCTTCTGTCTGAAGAGGTAATTTCCCGTTAGTGAGAGATCCTCTTCAGTTGAAGAAGACGATTTGAATGTTATTGCCCCGTCACACCGTGCCTACCAAACAATGAAATGATTTACTTGCTCTTACGCCATTCAGCCATTTTTGTCTTGATGTCGATGTTGTTATCACTTAGCGTCTTCTTCAGTACTGCCAATAAACGCCATCCTTCACCATCCTTGTACTCTTCTGCCTTTGCTAAAATGAAGGCAAGCGAGTGATATTTATCCAGACGTTTCCCGGCATCGTAAGCTATGCAACCATGGAAACGGATAAGGTTCTGCATGGTGAAGTATGCCCCGGAACCCTTGTAGGCATCTACCCATAATTTGCTCTGAGGAGTATCGTGCGACATCTTGATGCGCATGTCGTTGAACTTTTTTGCAGCATCGAAAAGCTGAGCGGCATTCTTTACTTTTCTGATACGTGCCAACGCCGTGTACAACGGACTGTATAATTTTGTATGCAAATCTGACACGAAGATGTTGCGGCTACATATACGTTTATAAGGTATGCCTTTACATTTTCTAACTTTCAAAGCATCCACACGTTCTTTCAGTTGTACTATGTAATCTTGTGCCATAGCCGCTACAACATCGACATTGAACCAACGGTTACGATCTGCAAAATTTTCGAGGTCCCTACCTTCCATTTTCATCTGGGCGTACAGTTCGTCCATCAGCATCTTCCATTGATATTCATAACCCAGATTGTGAATCATACATGTCACCCCCAGCGGCTCCTTGGAACGAAAGGATGTTTGGGACATCATGTGGAACATCTGGGCCATAACCCATCGACGGAATAAACGACGATTTGGCACTGTACCCTGAGCGATAATGAGCTCAAAAAGCGGATCGCTATCATTCAGCATGACAAGCTTTCCATCTTTGTTGGATGCAATACATTCGCCGCCATTCGCTCCCCGCATAGCAAACAAACAACTTACATCCACACCGGCATTGCGTAATGCCTCTATGCGTTCTTGTGCTGTCTTGGGGAGTTTGGCGGATGCAGTGCGCCCGACCGTAGCGGGGTAAACAGTTCCCAAATCTGAGTCCTCACCAATCACTGTTGCCACAGTAGTAAATCCTTTCTTTGCAATTGCAAACTGTGTGCCGCATTCAGGGCACAATACCTTAGTCGCTTTCGTTTCTCTTGTCTCTTTTTTCTTGCTATTCATTTTCTTAATAATTAAATGGTTAATTGTTATTAGGTTCAATCCAGTTTCTAAGTATCACAAGGTCTTTGTCAGTCCTGCTCTGCCAGAACCACCGGCCCATCTTTTCCTGGTTCCATTTGAACCCGCCCAATATCCGGCAGAGGATATATAGTTCCAGTTCGATTTGCGCTTTGTCTCGGCGTTCGCCATATAGCATAGCGTCATCACTCAGGTTCTTTTCAGAGAATGCTTTGAAATACAGCCGGGATTTACTCTCGCTACGTTGAGAAGGAACCGAATGCTTGTAGCACAGATAGAGTTCTTCCACATTTGAGAAAAAAATATCTTCACTACAATCTGGCACGCCTAATTCGCCTTCATACTTACCATTTTGTATGATAATTTTGCCGTTCAGTTTCAGGCTTCGAGACTGAAAATCAACCTTAAAGTTTGCGCCATCCTCAACGGCTTGGATGGCTTTCTGATAGATACTATTCATGTTTTCTTGATTATTAATTAATTGCACTCAAAGTCGCTGACGCATTACTTTATAATTTTGATAAATCCAGTATGTTTGTATCCTGGAACCTCGGTTATTACCAGGTTCCAGGATACAGATGAAATACTGTATGTTGAATTCGATCCCTTGTGCAATACTTGGTTGCGTTACCATTCTCTTTTCAGTCTCAATCAAGAAGGTACATTGCTTTACTTGTTTGATATGTCCTGCGTGTGTGCTGGCCTAAAGGTCACCTCCTGCAATAGCCGGAGGTGATGTGGTGGCCGCAAATTAAAGGCAGGGCGATTGAAATCTTGACCTTGACTTTTTTCACTTTGTGCTAAGTTTCATGTTTCTTAAAATATTACTGTCTCATTCAGGAAGGCACATACCTTTACTTGTTTGATATGTGCAGCCAAGACTACTGGCGGGCCACGCCAATAAGACATCTAATTGGATGTCATTGGAGTCGGCCCCCAGTAATTAAGGGGCTGCATCATTGAAAGTCCTGACCTTGACTTTTTTCACTTTGTGCTAAGTATTCGTGATTCTCAAAATATCTGGCACATTTCTTTATACGTTTGATGTCTGCCGAGGCTGCAAGCCAAGAGAGGCGCCGTCGTATAACGGTCGGGATACGACGGCGCCTTATGGGTTGTTATGTGCGGCACACTAAATATTATTCCCTTGAACCACGCTTTTGTGCTAAATACTAAGAAGAAAGGAAGTTCTCATAACAACGACACGTCGCTTTATGAATTTGATATGTCCCGCGTATTCCAGCTCCGTAAGGAGTCTGAAGGCGGTGGATTAACGGCCTTCAAGACTCTGCATGAGCTGGATTCCGCACGCGGAATATTGAATTGCTGTTCCTTGAACTTCATTTTTTTACTGACGTGTTCCAGTATGGAAAAGATGTCAGGCAAGCGACACATAACTATACTTGTTTGATGTTTCTCAGGAATGAACCAGAACAGAACTGAGATTCACCGGTTGTTAGACCGGTGAATCTCGTATCGTTCTGGTATATAATGCCTGAGCGACTAATTTCTTGCCCTTCATCTATTCCGCCGTGTGTTCGGCATTGTCTTACAGCGATGCTACCAACGTGTTGTACACAGCCCTTCTTGTTAACATTGCGTTCTGCATACAACCAATTGTAAAGTAATTGGGGATATTATTGCCGGTCTTGTTCCGATTGGCTTTCACATTGCGCCCTTGCCCCCGAACTATACAGCCGTCTTGCTTCGTTTTGACATATCCCAGGCCGCCTACCTTACGCTTTCCGGTCTCGACCGCCCTCAAACAATCCATCACGAACTTGTTTAACTCATGGATGTCTCTTCTTACGTTGCATACCGTAAGGACCGATGTTGCCCAGCTAAACTCTCCGTTACCTTTGTAGAGGTAGCGGTTCACAGCATTAATGGCTTTTGCCAGTGTTATGCCGGGCTTGCGGATTGTCCGTGCCTCAATTTCTTTCTGGAATGTCTTGATATGACCGGATGATAACGAGATCATGCTTCCTTTTACACTAAATCCCAGAAATTTAAACCATTTTTCCGCTGTTAAATATTCAACTTTCTTCGGATTCAATTTCATGGATTTCTCGTCAAGTCGCGTCTGAAGTAACTCCATTGCTTTTTCGTAGTCAGCACCTATAAAGAGCATGTCATCTGAATAGCGGACATAGTAGCCGGACATCTGGGATAACTCTTCGTCAATGTCATGCAGCATAACATCCGACAACCAGCTTGCCACTGCACATCCTTGTTTCAGGGATTGGAACTGACTATGGAGTTCGTTGTTCTCATCGAAGTACCACTCACTATGATAGTATTTTCTCAACACGTCAATCAGGGAGGAATGACCGTGCTTTTTTTCCACTTTGTCAAACGCTTCGTCTATATATCTAAGCGGAACAGAGTCAAAATACTTGCTAAGGTCGGATTTCCATCCTAAGAAGTCATTCTTTGCGGCATTCACAATCTTCTCGCTGACTTCTATTACTACCTTACCGCAACCAGTCCCAATTTGATACGACTTGCAGGACTTATGGGTCATTTCCGGCATCAGGTCAAAGAGCAAATCATTGGCAATACTTAATAATACCCGATCAATAGGCTCGTTCACGTAAACCGTGCGGTACTCACCATTACCTTTGGGTATCTGTGCTGTGTGGGCAGGCGAAATTTCATACTTACCCTTCAGCATGGCATCGGCAATTGCCAAGCGGACATGTTCATCGGTCAGCAGTATAAGCTGGTCCTTACGAATGTCTTTGCCTACGCCTTTCTCTATCGCATTTGTCCATCGGTCGATGTCAAAAAACATATGTAATATCTTGTCTGTCATAATCGTCATGTCTTTATTAATAATAGCTCTGAATATCTTCATCCGTTGTCAAAGTCACAGATATTTTCTTCAAAATAACATTCGCATATAATCTGATTCCTGTCCGTGTCACTATTGAAGCTATTCCACTTCAGCCCATAGTCGCTTAGGAGTTCCAGTTGTTCCTCATGCGAAAAATCTGTCACGTCAATATGGGTCGTATACCATAACCGGTAGTCGGTAGCAAATGCTTTTACTTCAGAAACTTTTGTAGCAAGGTCATGCAGAGCCTTTGGATTGCTGCGCAAGATGTTATATACGAACCTTTCCATCGTATCTGCTTCCCTGAAGAGCCTTTCTGAGAAGTCATTGACCTGACAGTACCAGAATTCCGTATCCGAAAGAGGAAGACAGAACTGGAGACCGTCGGGGTCAGTGCAATACGTGTGGGGATTAAGCAGGTTTTCCATCACAGTTCCTCCGGTTCGTTATCGTTAATCACACGGTAGAACTTGTCACCATCCGCCCATTTCTTGGCAGCGATAGCCAGTTCAAACGCTTCCTCTATAGAGAGTCCGTCAGTCGGAATGGCACAAAGCAGTTCGCCCATGCACACATCGTTCCGACTGTACTCCTCTTTTATCCTGCCAAGCGTCGCTTTGTCTTGTAGGTTCTTGTTTCCCATACTTCTGTTGTTTTATTGTTCATCCTCCCAAATGCAGGCATTATAGGTAACACCTTCATTGTCGGTGTGTACGTCATGTTTCACGATAGTCTTGGAAAAATCACCTGCCTGCTCATTGTAGAGTCTGATGACAGTTTCTTCCTTGAGACTCTTCACGTAATCTTTCGCATTGCATCCGAATTCTCCAGTAGCCGGATCATAGAAATCGTACCGAGCCGTGCCGTAAATCAGACAGCTGTTAATCAGGCTTCTGCATGAGAGTTCTTCTTGCAGGCGGCGTTATTTTGTAGTCTTTGGTTCCCAAAATCCAGGTAGTGACCTTTTTGCGGCTTCAATCTGTTTTACTGTCATAGTCAAAATGTTCAGATTTCCGGTATCCGTAATCGGAGCCATCACCGGGGTGGGCACCGAAATAGTAATTCTCCGGGGAGTAGGCATCAAGCGTTTCGAACAGCGAATCCAGCAATCCGGCTGCATCTTCGCTGTTCCACCATTCAGCATCCTTGTCCTCCATGGCATGAGCGGGGACGGCATTCATCACCTGCACGTACTCCGGCGTGTCACGGATGACATCCATGAACACCGGAATCAGGTCTTGTGTACGCATCGTGCCATGGGAGACGCTCTCTCCCGGATTGGCATGAATGCGGTTCTGTGTCCTCTCGTCTATGAACATGGCGTTTAGATAAAGGGCAGACGGGCATCTTCCAGCATGGGGGCCAGCGTTTGACACATCTCGTATGAGGCACGGTTGCGGTCGTCGATGCGGCGTGAATCACGCCCAGCCATAGCGAGTATGGAAGCCTTTACCGTCCTGAAGAATGTCTGTTCCAACGTCTTATGGAAATAAGGAAGTGCCTCGGCGAAACGTTCTGGCTTGAACCCAAAATCGTTCATTGCGTATTCCAATTCTTCGGCCGCCTTGTATTCGCGGCTGCTTTCCAGTTGCGGGGGAATGTCACCGAATTGGGCCGTCCGGAGCTGGCGTTCCAGTTCGA